GAAATCATCGTGGCACTTTTCTCTGGCTTTTGCTTTGTCTAACTGTTCTAACAAAGAAAGAAGTTCTTGCTTCTCATCAGAGGATAGATTCTTGAGGTTACTTAATATGCTTTTGTTCATACTTACTATCTATTGTATACCTAGTAGGTAGTGAATCTTAATTAAAAAAACTTAATAGGTACTTATAGGTAGGCACTCATTAAGTAATCACTGGGTAGTAGGTATATATATCTACAGATTTTACAATATTGCACCCCTTGACAGGAAAAAGCAACCCCCAAAATTTGAAATATAGTATGGGGGGGGTATGAAACACAGTGTTCACCTAGGAAAAGGGGTATATGGCAAAGAAAGATAGCAAAATGCAATACATAATAGGGGGGGGTCTATAAAAATAACTCATATTATGTGCAAAACACTATGTATATATGATAGCAGGTACTCGCTATGTATTTGGGGGGTAGGGGGTCTGCTGTTACTGGGGAATTGGTATCTATTAAGGGGGGTTCTACTCTACTAAATCTATTGCTCTGCTGACTCTCTTAACAGTGCTTCTATCTTGCTCTCTATGTCTTGGGTTATGTCATCACTGGTTCTGCTTTCCTTGATCTCTAAGGTGTCGCTAAATAGGTTGACTGTCTTGCCTATCAACTCCAATGCCCTGATTCGTGAGCTATCACTGTCTGCTTCCTTAGACTCTCTCATAAGCCGTTCAAGAACATAGCTCTTTGTTCGACTGCTTGAAGCAACTGCATTGACCTCTGAACGCTTGAAGGCGTTAGCTATGTATAGGGAGACACTAGGGTTTGCCATTAGCCTAGAACAATCGACATGGGCGTGTTTAGGTATCTTCCCTGTAATGGTTAGTGCTACATCATAGACTTGCATATAGCATTCAATCTGAGTACCCAACTTGCCCTTGATTACGAGATCACAAAAGGCTCTTTGTTTAATGGTTAGCTTGGTCTTATCCTTGACCAATTTAAGGGTAGGTTTTTCGTCCTGAGTTTTGTCTTTATCCATGCTTAATATTATCTACCAGTAAGCAGAGATTCGTAATGCTCACATTGTGCAATCTATTAAGATGTTGCCTTGATGATATCTATGGTGTTAAGGTATGGGAATAGCCCAAACGGATTATGGCTCTAAAAGGTTCGCTACCCACCTATGAAGGTTCTGAAAAGAGTAAGGGTAAAGGTTCTAGAAGCGTTAGAGAGAGATAACCATTAAGTGAGACTCTAACGATATCCTACCTTCTGAAAGTGGCTAGTGTGAGAGAGGTTTTCCAAGACTCATAAATTCCAAGGGGAATAAATTGCATCGACCTGATTAGTTTCAGGTTCGAGTGAAAGATTAAAGAGATGCAATTTTGAAACCTTGGAGACAGTCCTCCAACTGTCCGTGAATTAACACGCTGAATGAGAATCCCATTATGGGGTTCAAGAAACATACTTGGAGGTATGAATTATGATGATAGAAGGCAAAGTAAAAATGACTGACCTAGGCGAG